GAGGTTCTCGACAGGTACGTGGACCGTTTCGTACTTGTCGAGTCCGAAGTGAACCACGTGGGGGGTCCAAAGGAGCTGTTTTTCCAGAAGAATCGCGACCGCTACGCAAAGTGGCTTCACAAGATTGAACACATCATCGTCACGGCCGAGGAGTCCCCAAAGGATGAGAACCCATGGTCTCGTGAAAAGTATCAACGCGAGTGTATTCTCCGCGGTGTTCAAGACGTTCCGGACGGGTCGATCATTATGGTCAGTGATGTGGATGAAATTCCGGACTTGCGCATCGTACCTTTCGAGAAGTTGCCTCACGTCCTGAACTCGGTTCACATGTGGATGTTCGAGTACTCACTCGACTATCTGTTTACGGGCGAGCCTTGGTTCGGGACGGTCATCACGACCGCTGAGCTTTTCAAACGGGTCGGTCCGAACTCCCTCCGTGACGGACGCTGGAAGTTTCCCGTGATTCAGTGGGCCGGATGGCATCTCAGTAGTTTCGGAAACGCCGAACACGTGTGTAACAAGATGCACACGTTCGCCCACGCCAAGGACGGGCACCACACCTCACAGACGCCTCAGACATTCAAGTTTTACATTGAACAGGGTATTCACACGGATGGGCACACTTCACTCCTAAAGCGTCCAGATGATGTTCCTCTCCCAGCACCTGTCGAAGTTCTTCAGCGTTTAAAACTCATTTAAAGCTAGTATACCATAAATCTATATATGGATATCCCGACAAGAGATGTCCAGAATGGGAAGTACCTCGTGAGTGTGTATACGGACGACCAGTACATAGGCCCCTGTATCGAAAGAGGATTTGAGTGGGACGGGTGGATGCGTCAAGATCTACCCCACCTCATTCGCCCGAACCAAGACATCCTCGACATAGGAGGAAATATTGGATGGAATGCTCTCATGTATAGCGATTACGCCCCCGTACACACTTTTGAACCTTTTTACTATAAAGTAATTCAGAAGAATATAGATCAGAATCAGACGAAACACCCAATAACTCTCCACCCCTACGGTCTATCCAACACGGAGCACACGTCTGATTTTTACATCCCCAAGAAGGACGGAAACCTGCGCAACTATGGTGGGTCGGGAATTGGGTTTTCACCTGATCATATAAAATTCGAGAATCAGATAAATCTTAAAGTTCTGGATTCTGTGTATACGGGAGCGCCGTGCCTCATAAAGGTTGATGTCGAAGGACACGAGTTTGAAGTTCTCAAAGGTGCCGAGCAGACTATACGAAAGTACTTGCCTCACATGTACATAGAGATTTTCGACTTTGAGACTGGGCCAGTAGCTGGGTTTATGAAATCTCTTGGATACACGACTGTGTATCCCCGCCCCGAACACAATTATCTTTTTATTAGTCCTTTACGATGAGTACCTGCCGAAGCTCTTCAACGTCTAGGGCGGGGCACCTTCCTTTGAACTCCCCCTTCATTTTCACGAGTTTTCGTACGATATCAAAATCTAAAAACTTGAAAAATCGCCGCTTCTCTTCGAGCGAAGCCCGTCCCCTTTGTTCCCTGATGCCTTGACACACGGGCCACGTCACCTCCCGAAGTTCCGACAATTCAGTTTCCAAATTGTCGAGTCTTTGAAAAACGAAGCGCCAGTTCTCGGCGTCTGGACTTGACCAGACGCGGTCCATATCCTAAGAACAATCAATGGGTTTAATTACAGATGGACACTGATAGTTGATGCACACCGCCGCTCCGAGCGCAAAGAGAACCCCGAGCCATTGGACCCAGTGTGTGAATTTCTCATCGAAAATGAAATAGGCCGTGATGGCTCCACCAAGAACGATCATAGCTTCCCATATGATACAGGTCCACATCATGCTCCGAGACTTGAGAACTTGGACCAGTAACAGAAGAACCGCGAGCCATGCAATAAATCCGAGCGCCAAGTGATGATGCTTGCCATTCTCTGCAAACCACTTGAGATGAGCATTCCCGAAAAGCTCGGCGACCGTCATGAGCAACACGGTAATGATCGACATCCTTGTATTTTCAGAGGAAATATTTTCGGTACACAGACCAGATGGTTCCGTACATTGCTTCGTGGCTTTCATGGTTTGGCGACTGGGGTCGGACCCCGAACCGTCTGGCCCGAGAAGTTATTATTCGAATTTTACTTGAAAATTCTCTCGAATGGAGAGTACGTCTTTTGACTCATCAAATAAGGCAATTGTGGCCTTCTGATGTATGACGACTCTCTTCATAGGCCCGAACCTTTTAGCAGGTATAGGCCAAGTGACGAAACAGTATGCAAATCTCATTCGCGACTCAGAGTACCTCGAGATTGGTCAGCAACCCAAAAAGGCGAGGTATTCGCACGGCTTTGCTTTTGTTCTACCCATTGAAGAACAGCTCGCAGTTATTGATCAGTACGCAACCATATGCGACTCTATGATGTATATGACCGTGTGTGAAACCGAGCCCGTGAATCCAGCATATGGGCTCTTGGCTCGTTACAAGACGGTATGGTGCCCCTCCGAGTTTGCGAGGAGCACACTCGAGCGTCAGTTTCCAGAAGTGACGTGGAATCTCCTGAGACACTACGCACCCGAGAGACCGCACAGATGTCCTATCGAGGAGGATCACGGGAAACAGCCTCCGTACACGTTCTACACGATCGGAAACATTGCCGACCCGCGCAAAAACATTCAGGGACTCATCAACGCCTTTTTGAGTTGCGGGTTTGGCGATCGGGCCCGACTCGTGCTCAAGGCGACGTGCAAACAGCCTGTGAGTCTTAAGATTCCCGGGGTTGTCGTCATAAACGGTCTTTTGAGTGACGAGGCACTCGAAAAGGTTCACGCGTCGTGTCATTGTTATGTCAATTGCTCACACTCCGAGGGGGTCGGAATGGGGGCAGTCGAGGCTGCTTTGCGGTCCAAACCCGTCATAATAACTGATTACGGGGGACTCAAAGAGTATGTTCAGACCCCTTGGATCGTTCCGTGTACAAGGGGACCTATCGGGTTTGATGATTTTTTGTTTACAAAGAACCTCGAGTGGGGGAGACCGAATCCCGAAGGACTGGTCTCGGCCCTGCGGGATTGCTTCGAACGACGCGTCACCTCGTGGGACCATTCACACACGCGGGCTTTGATGCAGGAGGTTACTGAACACCTGCCGCGTTTGTTGGGGCCTTGCCCTGATTCACAAGGTTCAGGTTCTTGACCATCGCCTGTGACAGAAGATTCATCGCCTGTGTCGCGTTCTGAGCCGCCTTGGCGGTCGCAGCCGCCTGTGCCGCCTTGGACGCGTTCATCAGCTTGTCCCCGATGTTCTTCAGGTTGATCTTGTACATCTTGTTCGCGGCGTTCTGAAGCCTCTGAGAAGACTTGTTCAGGTTGGTATTCATCTTGGCGAGGTTCTCTGATGGGCGGATCCCCGCCTCGGCCTGCTTCTGAGCCATGGCCGCAGTGTTCAACTGCCTCATCGCGTTATTCGTTTGGGTAATTGCCGCGTTCGTGGTCGCCATTTCTTAATCATATCTGAGATTTTTAATACTTTTCAGGTCGGACGGGCGAGCTCGGGCTCGCGCCTTCGGCCTGTGTATCGACCCAATAGTGGGACGCGTATACCGTCAGACCCACGACGATGGATGACGCGAGCAAAAACCCCTTCTGGGAATTCAGAAAGAGGACGACATCATCGACGACCTGGATGCCAGTGGGCTTCTTGATGAGACGAGGGACGAGGTAGACGAGAAGGAAGTTGACGGCCAGCGCGGCCCACAGGTAGTTCCAATTAAACTCCATATTACACTATTCCTAGGTTTTAATTGCGTGCTTCTTGCAAAATTCTCCACACGTCGCCTTGAACCCACACTGCCTCCCCTCGAGTGTTTTTGCGCGACACCTGTTTTCGGCAACGGGTACCCCCCTTTTTGTTTCTGCGTGCACCAGTTCCCTCGGCTTGGGCTTTTCCGTGTATGGTAAGACGGTGTGTCGCTTTGCGCGGAGCTCGAGTGTGTGCGCCTTGAACCGGGCAGCAGAGGCTTCGAACTTGGCAAGGTCCATTCTTTTTGTGTGTGCGTCGTGTAGGTCTGCGAGTCTTTGAGTAGGACAGGACACGTTTTTTAGGGCGGAGTGTGCGACAAAGAGGGATAAAAAATACCAGCAGAGTATAAACATGGCGAAGACAACAGAGCTCGTCACATGGTTTTGTGGGTTTTACGAGGGTGAAGGATCTGTATCAAACGACAAGAGTAATAACAACAGGTTGAGACTCTCTATTTCTCAGAACGATAGAACGCCACTTGACCTTGGTCAAGGTATTTGGGGTGGATCAGTCAGGGAAAGAGTTCGAGAAAGTAAAAACAAGACGTGCCACGGAAACGAGTGGTCTATGAATCACTGTCAGGCTATTCAATTTATAGAAGACATCAAGCCATATATGAAAATTCCTTACAAAATAGAACAACTCAAGACGGCACTGGAAAATGTAGAAAAAGGACACAAAGGAGAGTATAAATGTAGCTTTTGTGATAATGTATATACTATATGTGCCAATAGACGGAGACACGAGCTCCAAGCCCACCTGAATAAGGATCAGAGGTTTTCGTGTGAAAAATGCAAAAACGAGTACATGTCTAGAGATTCTCTCACACGACACTTAAAAAATTGTAGTGAATAATAGCAAGATGCAGATCTTCGTCAAAACACTCACAGGAAAGACGATTACTCTTGAAGTGGAGTCCAGCGACACCATCGCTAATGTCAAAGCGAAAGTTGAACAGAAGGAAGGCATTCCACCGGACCAACAACGTTTGATCTTTGCGGGAAAGCAATTGGAGGATGATCGTGTTTTGGCCGATTACAATATCGGTAAGGAGGCGTGCCTCCATCTTGTTTTGCGCCTTCGTGGCGGAGATTGGATTTTGTGCGCGTCTTCAAGCTAAACTAATTTCACAGCTAATACTAAAATGCCTTTCACTCTTCAGGACCCTGTGTCCGGTCTGTTCTGGACTTCTGGAATCTTCGGCCGCGTTCAGCTTGGAACAACCCCCAATGTGTACACACTGGAGGGCTCTTACATAAAGAACACCGAGACGGGCAATTACGTGAACCACCGCGCGGATCTCCTTCACGAGGGTGGTGAGTCCGAGGAGTTCGTGTTTGGCGCTGATGGGACCATCACGTCTCAGGGCAAGGCGGTCATTGCTTCCCAGTTTGTTCACATTATGGGCGGTGAGCCAACGAAGTGGATCAAGGTGGATGAGGTTGATGACGTACCAGTTCCACGCGCCTCTGCCCTGATCGAGGAGGCTCTGAACGCCTCGAAGGCGTGTGAGTGCGAAACGTGTGAGTGTGACCCGTGCGAGTGCGAGCCCTCTCGTGAAGAAACCGATGCCCAGTAAAGATTTTTCTCAAGTAAAAATAGAACATGGGTATTGCTCCCGAAATATGGGGTCCCAACCTTTGGGGGACACTCCACCTTCTGTGTCTTGCCGGAACCATAACTCCCAATTTTGTTCGGGAATTTGCAAATATCATACCGTGCCCCATGTGCGCCGGTCACTTTGCAGAACTCATTGCAGAGAACCCCCTCCCCGAGTCTGATGATCCAATCGTTTTGTTCAGGTGGTCTGTTTATGTACACAATCTCGTCAATGCCCGTATAGGCAAACCCATTTTTGAACCCGACCAAGTCATGGCGCGCTGGACCACCATCAAGACGCCCTCTCCGTCCCAATTTGATTTCAAAATTCTCATTATTATTATTCTTTTGATAGCTTTGATTTACATGTTTCTCAGTAAATAAGTTTTGAACTGGGCACCGAAGGTGGCCGTGACGCTCCGCGGTAATAAACTCATACAAGGTGAGGGAACCTTCGGTTCCCGTCGGATCGTAGATCCTCCTCCGTCGGGCTCAAATTATATTAGTCTATATAAATGGCCGGTGGTCTCTTTACCGGACACCCGTTCGCTCTAAACATCAAGTGTATCATCTTTACAGCGATTCTTGCCGGTGGATATTGGTACTTACCACACAAGAATCTCTGGGTCCTCGCCTTTCTCATATGGGCGCCGTACATCGCCCTCGCGTGGTACGACTATTCGTACGACTGCAAAGACAAACTCAAGCCCACGCTCGTTCCGTTTGGTCGGTACATTTGGCTTCCGTTCAAACCTCCAGGCTACAAAGCGGAGTTTGATAAGCTCCCTCCCGAGCAGATTCAAGCCATGAACAAGCTGGACCATCTGGTTCTGTGGACGGCACTGGCCGCGGGCACCGCTTATTTTCTTGTGAAAAAGTAGAATGGCGAGCCCAAGTCCAGAAGCCCCAGTTCAAACGAGCGAAGCTATGAATATTGGCGTCGGCGTGGGCGGGACATTGTCAGCCTGCTGTTTACTCGTTCTCGCAACGACAATCGGTCAGCGCCTTGTAAAGAACGGCGTCCCTCTACGCACCCCCCCGCCGTGGGCAACGAATGGGTTTGAAAAATTAGCCATCGTTGGAAAGGGTGGGCTCATTGCCGCCCTCATCGCCCTTGCTACAATCAACGGAAACGTTTCGTACGTGACCGCGAACCCAACCAAGTTTATGCAAGATGCTTTGGCGACTGCTGGGTTTGGCGCGCTCGCCGCCGTGTTCCTGACCATGAGCCGCGGTCGCCCAGACCTCTTTTTCAACCATCTTATTTTCGCCTTTATGCTTTTCTTCTTGTACCACGTGTGTCGCGAATTTGCAGGATACTTTACAATTTTTGGATCTGAACAATCGACGCAGAAGATTCAAAAGGAAGAGTCCAAGTTGAGCAAGCCCATCTTGATCATGGGAAGCGTCTTCGCATTTCTTGCAATTATATTGGCACTGGTCTCGCGGGTCAGTCCAGATTACGGTTCGGGTATTTTCAAGAGTCTCGGGCCTTCTATGGCTCTTAGCCTTGAGACGATAATTTTCGTCGCAATTGTGACGTCTGGTGAAATCATCGTAGCAAAGAACCACGGGGATCCCATAGGTCCTGCGATCGGAACAAGCGCCGTCATTTTCACATTGGCCCACCTTGTGCTTCAGGCGGGTGGGTTCTATGATCACATGTACAAGACGGCTCACGTAATTACTAAATCAGTTGAGAATGCCGTGAAGAACAGCTAAAGACACTTTGCGTAATATACACAATGCAATATGAACGGCTATCCCATGTGGAACACATCCTTAAGCGACCGGATACTTACGTATCCTCCCTGGCACCCGAGTCCTCAACGTACTGGACGCGTGTGGCTGGACGTTTTGAACCTTCTATTCTATCTGTATCACCTGCACTAGTCAAGATCTTTGACGAGGTTCTTGTGAATGCGATTGACCAGTACTCTTTGCACCCCAAGAAGGTCACGCAGATTGATATTCATGTTTCAGACAATACAATTTCGATCGAAAATTGGGGAGTAGCCATTCCAATCAAGAAGCATGACAAGGAGCGCGACTCATCTGGAGTCGCCCTCTGGATCCCTGAACTCATCTTCGGTCACCTTTTGACGAGTTCAAATTATAATGACGATGAGCAGCGCGTGACGGGCGGGAGGAACGGGTACGGGGCGAAACTTGCGAATGTATTTTCAAACAAATTTTGGATCGTAATTAGCGATGGGAAGAAGACGTACCGCCAGATGTGGTGCGCCAACATGAGCAAGTGTGACCCGCCCATCATCGAAAACGCGTCAGACGGTGTCTATGTTCGGGTCGGGTTTGTGCCCGACCTCAAGAGGTTCGGAGGTCTGGGCGACTTTGCAAAGGTGGCTGAGAAACGAACATGGGACGCGGCCCTGTGGTGTCCCAAGGCCAAGGTGACTTTGAATTCAAAATTGATCCAAGTCCCAAGCCTCGAGGAGTATACGAAGATGCATGGTCTCGCCGCCTACGGGTCTACGTCTCTGAAGATGGTTGAAGGAATTTGGCTGAATGTCATCATCGGACACTCCACGAGTGGGGGGTTCCAACAGTGCTCGTGGGTGAACGGCATTGCGACACACAAGGGCGGGTCCCACGTGGACAAGGTGGTCAAGGCGCTCGTGGATGAGCTCTCAAAGGATAAGCGGTGTGCGAGCCTGAAGCCTGCCCAAATCAAGGCGTCCCTCTTCGTCTTTGTTCAGGCCACAATCATCAACCCAACATTCAGCAGTCAAACCAAGGCGGAGTGTACTTCAAAAATTTCCGATACACCCAATTTTCCACCAAAATTCATCAAAGATGTCTTGGCCTCCGGTGTCTTGGACGACTTGGTGTCCAAGGGTCTGGCGGTGGTTGACAAGGAACTCAAAAAGACAGATGGGTCCAAAAAGTCTCGGATCACGGGCGTTCCGAAGTTGGACGATGCCAACTGGGCCGGCACACACAGGAGTCACGAGTGTACGCTGATCATTACGGAGGGTGACTCGGCGAAAGCCCTTGCCATTGCCGGTCTGAGCGTTGTAGGCCGAAACGCGTTTGGCGTGTTTCCACTCCGGGGCAAGCCACGCAATGTTCGGGATGCTTCGGTAAAACAGGTGACTGATAATGAGGAATTTAGTAACTTGAAAAAGATCCTCGGGCTCCAACATGGCAAAGTCTACGGGTCACTCCGTGACCTGCGGTACGGCCGGCTTATGATTATGACTGATGCTGATCTTGATGGGTCTCATATCAAGGGTCTGGTCCTGAACATGTTCCACGTATACTGGCCCAAACTGATTGAGCTGGGCTTTGTGGTGTCCATGGTGACGCCCGTGATCAAGGCGGGCAAGACGTGGTTCTTCACGGAGGACGCCTTCCGAGACGCCCAGGCTCAGAGGTCTGGTGGCCTGCCCGGTCCGGTGAAGTACTACAAGGGTCTAGGAACATCAACAAGTGCCGAGGCCAAGGAGTATTTCAAGCAAATTGATAAGTTGACAGTTGCGTTTGGGGTGGACAAGGACATGAATGAGTCTATGAATCTCGCCTTTGCCAAGGCTCTCAGCGACGACCGCAAGGAGTGGCTGACGAAACACATGGCGAGCCCACCAAAGGGTATTCCGTACGGAAGTGTCGCGAAGCTGTCCGTGTCTGATTTCGTTCACAGGGACTTGGCCAACTTTAGCGTTGAAGACATCAAGCGAAGCATCCCACACGTGGCGGACGGTCTCAAGCCTTCCCAACGTAAGGTCATCTACGCGTGTCTCAAAAAGGGTCTGACGAGTGACATGAAAGTGGCTCAGCTTGCAGGCTACGTGGCAGAGCAGACGGCGTACCACCACGGTGAAGCCAGTCTCCAAGGGACCATCGTCAATTTGGCCCAGAACTTTGTCGGTGCAAACAACCTGAACCTTTTGGAGCCCTCGGGGCAGTTTGGAACGCGGTTGGCGGGTGGGAAGGATGCTGCGAGCTCTAGGTACATTTTCACACGGTTGGCGCCACATACGCGGAAGATTTTCAATCCTGCAGACAACGCGGTCTTGTCCTACGTGATGGATGATGGTCAACAGGTCGAGCCCGAGTTTTACGCGCCCATCATTCCTATGATTCTCGTGAATGGGTCAGAGGGTATCGGCACGGGGTTCAGCTGTTCCGTACCGCCCTATGATATCCAAATCATCAAGCACAATATCGAGTGTGCCCTGAATCAGGTGGCAATGGTCCCCATGGTCCCACACTTCAAGGGGTTCAAGGGCAAGGTGACAAAGACCAAGGACCATACGTGGGTCCTCGAGGGCATTGTCGAAAAGGAGGGGACCCAGCTCCACGTGACGGAGTTGCCTCCGGGTAAGTGGATCCAGGATTTCAAGGAACACTTGGACGATCTGGTCGAAAAGGGGACGATCCAAAAGTATGAGAATCACTCAACAGAAACGACGCCCGACTTTCGAATCTGGGGAGGGGACATCAAAGACCTCGGTCTGACCAAGACGGTTCACACGAGCAACATGTACTTGATCGGACCCAATGGAGCAGTCAAGAAATACAACAGTCCTGAAGAGATTCTGGTTGATTATTTGGATATTCGGATTCAGGTCTACAAGAAACGCAAGGCATGGCTTCTCAAGGAATTTGATTCTGAAATTGAGTGGCTCAGTGAAAAGGCTCGGTTCATTACCAGTGTGATTAACGGATCACTCAAAGTCCTGAATGTCCCACTGGCACAAGTCCAGTTTCAGTTGTCAAGGGCTCAATTTAAGGATGAAATTTGGGAGAAGCTCATGGACGTGAAGACGTACCAGTACGTGTCTGAAGAGGTTGCCCGTCTCCAAGAATTGGTCGCAAAGCGCAAGGCGGATAGGGACACGCTCAAGGCGACGAGCGTGCTTCAAATGTGGAAGAATAATCTGAGCGAGTTGTAGAAAAGAATGCAAAAGGCATTCCAAAATGTGGTTACACTCGAAAAGAGGATTCAAACATCAGTATTCAATTTTTTCAATAAAGATATAGGACCGTCGTCTCCCGTCTCCGTGGCGCCCCCTCCCACCCCAGTGTCCTCTCCGCCGAGTCCCCAACAAACGCCCGTGGCGCTATCACCCGTTGACGTGAGTGGGTTTTATACCGTCACTGGGCCGACTCAAGTGACATTTTACGCGACAACAGATGCCCCTATAGTCCCTGTGAGTTCTGGGTGGTCGGCTGCAGGCATCACCGGTCTTTTGGGGCAAATCCAAGTGACAGGCGTATCGAACGTGGCGGGGGATGCAGAGTATGGAGCTTACAAATGGTCCTTTACATTACAGACGGATACTGATCAGAATGTACAGGGTACTCAGCAGACAATAGCAGCGATTCTTTATCCACCCAATCAGCTACAGTACACCAACAATAAACGAACACAAGTTCCTATATACGGTTACTATACAACGTTTCAAAACTCCACGACCTTTTATTTTTCGGCACCTCCACCGGTACAAACAACTGCTGGGTGGCTCATCACGGGTCTTCCGACGTTTCGTGTTCCTATGCAAGTCACATCTTATTCTCAGAATCTTCAAGGTTCTACGTTTGTAACACTCGTCCCCACAGACGGAAGCACACCCCCCAATAACTCCGTTCCTGTATACGTGAACGGAGTTCCTTCTATGATTCAAGAACCTTTGTTTACAAATACATTTGTTCCGGGGAGATTTACAAATTACGTGTCACTCGGTCTAAACATTCCAGATGTACATGTCCAACTCAACTCGAACGTTCATGCAGGAAACTCCCCCGAACTCAGAGATCTCAACACGGCAGTGGAATGGCAAGACCCCCAGCCAAGAACGCGCCTTTTCCCAGAAAGCAGGTACATAGAAGAAAAAAACAAAGGGTTCAGTTCTGGGTCAGTCTTGTCTCTTCAAGCTATTGGACCGCAAGAAGAGTATCTTTGGACCGATGATTTTAGCAAGTCTCAGTGGAATCCAGAGTTTAAACGATACTCGAACTTTGTGATGTACCAAAAGGTGTACCCTTTCCCTCCTCCAAATCCTTCGTATCAAGGTCAGGTTGTTCAAATTGAGTTGAGACCCACGGAGCTGGGTCACCTCATGTCAAACATGTATCTCTCAGTGACTCTTCCCGGACTCCCCAGTGGTGCAAATTACACACCGAACGTCGGCCGAGCTCTTTTGAAACAAGTCGATCTCCTCGTGAATGAAACAATTGTGGAGACTTTGTATGATGACTGGTACGTGATTCGTGACCAGATGTTTCTGGACGCGGATGAACAGCTCGGCATTCAGACGGCTCTGAACCCATCAACCGCGTCCCCAGTTGCATATCTTGGGACCGGAGGCGACTCTACTGTAATTTCTGGAAGTAATGTTATTCATACATTTTTGAACAATAATACGTTTACTCTGAACTATGGAACGTCCGTGAACCTCACTGTTGTTGGTGGTGGAGGCGCAGGGGCTGTCGGGACGTACACCTCGAATATAACGAGTAATATTATTGGATATGTAAGCAATCCTACGACATTTACGGTCAAACTATCAAACACGGTTGGAGCTTACGTGGGTGCAAACGCATACATAACCGTCACGAATGCTCCAGCTTTCACGACGAATGTATACGTGTCGGCGGTGACACCAACAAGCGTCACTTGCAACACGTTCGGGGCTTTTTCGTCATGGTCAAACATCATACCGAGCACGAGCAACACCTTGACCTTCTTTAACGGAAACGGAGGAGGTGGCGGTGGCGTGTTTAACCAAACTGTATTTTTACCACCCGGAACGTATTCCGTCGTCGTTGGGAACGGGGGAACCCAGACGAGTTCAAATGGAAGAACCTCGAGTTTTGGAGGTTACGCGGCTACGGGCGGGTCTGGGGGCGCATACGGTGGAGCGAGTGGTACTGGGTTTGTTTCGAACGTTGCGTTTCAGTATTTGTCGAACATTTCTTACCCCTCCGGGGGTGGGGCGGGTGCAAACGCGTACGCAACGACGGGAACGGGCGCACTTGCTTTCACGTCCCCTCTGACACTCGGTCATGGAGGGGCAGGTGCAAGTGTTCAGGGCGCTTATTATGGAGGCGGCGGTGGCGGTGCATCAAACACGGCCATAACTGGTGCCCTTGCCACTCAAGGAGGCATTGGAGGAGGAGGCGTTGGATCTGTGAATGTCAATGGCGTCGTTACACAAACCATAAGTTCTATAGGAACAACCAATGGATTTGCAAGCCCAATAGGTATAGCTGTTGATTCGGGTTCGAACGTTTACGTTGCTGATAGCGGAAACAATATTGTTCGAAAAATCAGCCCAAATGGCGTGACCGTTACAAACATAGGCACGAGTACTTTCAATACTCCTTACGGCGTTGCTGTTGATTCTTTATCAAACGTATACGTTTCTGATACGGGAAACAATGCCGTGAAAAAGGTCAATAGCACAACTGGGGTGATCACAACATATACGCCACCATCGTTTGGTTTTAAAAATCCAACTGGAGTTGCGCTTGATTCGTCGTCAAACGTGTTTGTCGTGTGCCCCCCTCAGGGGAACGTGTTTAAAATTAACAGTACGTCGCTGGCCGTGTCTAATGTAACGAGACCAACGGGCGGGTGGTACGGTCTCAGCGGTGTTGCGGTTGATGCCCAAGGAAACGTGTATGTTACACAAACAACAAACGTTTCAGTGGTGAACAGTACTACGAATAGTATTTCAAATATTGCCCAGCCTTCTGGTGGATGGAGTAATGTAACTGCCATGTACTGGAAAAGCGGAAGTTTATACGTTTCGGATACGTATAACAGTAACGTGTGGTCATACGGCGTGGTTTCACAATCTTACACTCTTTTAGCATATTACCCGAGTGTGCTTTACCCGACGGGAGTTGCTGTAGACTCCTCGTCAAACGTGTATGTAGCAAACACGGGAGCGAATCAGGTTGTTGAAATTACAGGAGGTTCCATTACAAATTTTAGCATTCTCGGATCTTTTTCATTCAACAACCCAGAAGCTGCAGTATCCGATTCTTACGGAAATATATACGTCGCAGTCACGTATGAAAATTCTATAAAGAAAGTTCTACCCAATGGAACCATAATTACCCTTGCGCTTGGAAACTTCAATGCTCCACAGGACGTTGCGGTTGATACATTTGGACGCGTGTATGTTGCCGACACCAACAACAATGCTATAAAACGCATGAACGCCGACGGATCAAACGTAGCTTCTATAGGCTCGGGTTTTGTGACGCCCCAAGGAGTTGCTGTTGACACACAAGGAAACGTATATGTATCTGATACGGGAAACCAACAAGTAAAAGTTATTCGTGTGAATGGAACGATACAGACACTGGCTGCGCCTGTAGGAGGGTGGGTGGCTCCGAGTGGTCTCTCGGTCGACTCGAATGGAAACGTGTACGTCGCCGATGCAGGCTCGGCCCAAGTGTATGAAATTCTCGTTGGTGGTTCTGTAGTAGCACTTGCAACACCCTTGGCTGGTTGGAAAATACCATATAGCACGAGCGTTGATTCCCAAGGGAATGTATACGTTGCGGACGCGGGATACACGGGAATATTCAAAGTTACAGGCGCGACTGTAACTCAAATACTTTCGGGGAATTTCTCGAGTCCATTTGGAGTTTTTGTAGAAACAAATGGGAACATACTCGTGGCGGATACTGGGCACAATGTTGTTAAAAGAATTAACAACGGTGCAACGTCTGGGGGGTACGGGTCGGGTGGCGGTGGTGGCGGCGCTTTCGGCACTACACCCGGTTCTGGGGGGTCTGGATCTGCTATTTTGTCATATACATCGCCTCAAACCCTCGTTCCACAAAGCACGATAACAATTCCTCTCGAGTTCTTCTTTTGTCGCCGTCACTCGCACAACAATAAAGGACGGGAACGCCTTCGAAAGCCTTACTTGCCTTTATGCGCCATGTGGAATCAGCGTTTGTACGTGCGTTTCACCTTCCATCCCAATACGTGGTGGTGTAATGCTCCCCTAGCAAACAACACAGACGTGTATCCGGTGGGAACAACATTGTGGCCCAACCTCATTACAGAGGAAATTCTTCTGGAAAATGCGGAGAAACTCTATTATCAGAACACACCTCTCAAGTACATTGTCAATCGCGTTCAGAAAGAGTCTTCGCTTTCGTTTAATAGCTCCACGACGACTCTTCAACTGACAGCTAACTATCCAGTTCAGGTTCTCGCGTGGTTTTTCCGAAACAAAAATTATGAAAAGGCATCTGATGGTCGGTACTACGCATCTCGATATAGCTACGGATACACGACGCAGTATATACAAGCGGGTATTCAACTTCAATTCCCATCTGGACCCTCTAATTTCGTTGACGTCATTGACAATGCAAAGATTACATTGAACAATATTGACATTCTGAGCAAGTTCCAAGGATCTCTGTACTATTCATTCAAACAGCCCATGGAACACTACCTCTCGATTCCTTCAAAGAATATCTATACGTATTCTTTCGGGTTGACTCCGAAAGAATACAATCAGGGTGGGTACTTGAATTTTTCAAAGTTAAATTCACAGACGACGTACATACAGTTGAATTTCAACCAATCTTATACAAATCAGCTCATTAGTGGATACAACTTGTACTTGTTTTATTATGGGTACAGTCTTTTACAATTTCAGGGTGGATTTGCTTCCCTTCCGTTTCTTTAAGCTTTTGCAGAGCCTCTACAATTCCGTTCGAAATTGCCCAACGCAAAAAGTTCAGTTGCCCGACCGTCGTCGAGAGACCCTGAAACTCGATACGTTCCGTCCGACAAAATGGATCGAAAAGTTTTTTACTGTACCCGTCCAAACTGGACTTGTATGCTACGTGTACAGTAAAGACCTTGCCATTCGGAGCCGTAAAGGACACGTGATTTGCCTTTGAATAGTTTGTTACGAACCACTCGAGTTTCCGAAGAGACGGTCCCTTTCCGTGACCTATAATGTCACCGAGTTGTTCACGATTCTTGGGAATGTCGAAGAACTTGGAGAGACTCGAAAGTAAAAGATCACTTTTGCTTCCCATTACTCAATTTTAGGTCTGAAATCTCTAAGTCGAGTCGGAACGCTGCGCCGCTCGCAAACAAGGATCAGAACACTGCGTGTTCCTCCTAGTCCCAAGGTGCCGCCACTTCATCTTCCACTTTCTCAGGTGATTTGTAGCTGGGACACTGACGTCTGTGAAACCCACAATATCCATTCTCTTGTGGCTTTTTCAAGCACCTCTGTTTCGCCTTGTTTATTCCTTTACAGAATGAACACTCGAGACCGGCTGTGTCTTTGACGAGCCGCTCGAGCGGAATTTCATAGAGATTGGAAACGAGCGCAAGTGTTTCCATTATTTTGAGTTGGGTTCTTCGAGTGACCTCTTCCTCTATGAGTCTGAGAACCTCACATTCGAGAGCCGACGTCTCTCCCATACTCTTTTACACGCTGGAAACTTTTAAACCCTGAACCCAGGTCCTTACTATAGGATGATATTCCGAATCGGAAATGACGGCAGGAGCCCCATCTTCCATATCATAAAACATATAAACGACTCTAACATCTGGAACATTTTCAAACGAAATTTCATTTAAAAATTTAATGAGTTTCTCATGTCTTTCCTTTGTTGGAGTCCGTACTAAAGTCCCATTGATTCTATAAGCATGAGGATTATAACGTATCCATACAACTGGCGCAGAGCTTCCATCTATGACCCAGGATGAAATTACATTGTTCATTCTTATGGTTTCACATGATTGTGAAACGTGTGAATGCTGACCCTCATCCACTTCGATAATCACGTGTCCCCGTCCTTTCCAATAAGGTAGTAGAAAATCAAGCCTTGAGAATGTCATTCCATAGTCAATACATTTGAAGTTCACGTGATGCTCTCGTTTGAAAGAATCTTTTGGTAATATCTTCTCAATCTTAACTTCTTCTCGTTTTCTTTCTTGATTACCCTTTTCCGTATGGTAGTAATAAATATGTTCTTTTAATGATGTACTTGTAGTAGACGCATATTCGCATTCTATACACTTATAAGGTTTTTCACCCGTATGAGTTCTTTTATGAGTCACTAGATGACCAGATTGAGTTGAAGAATATTCACATCCTTCAAAATCACACTTATAAGGTTTTTCT